GTAAGGCATCTCAGCACCAGAAATTGTTTGAGTTCCAAATCCACACAATACCTGAGCTACGCTACTCGCTTGATAGGATGTATAAGTAAACATACCACCCTTAAAGCTTATCCACGCCGGCGTCGCATTGTCAGTTAATAATCTAAAACCCCCTTGACAGAATCTCAGATAGGACATTAACGTACGAATCGGATTACAATTTATGTTCTTTGTATCCGCTGACGACGCTCCAAATGGTCCAAAGAAAGCACAAGGATCTATCGAATAAGTGGCTGCCGCCTCCGGTCCGATAAACGTGTATCTATGGCACAGATCTCTCATATCTGTTAGAACTTCAGGCATTGTCAATTCCATTACATTGACTGCCCTACTCTCAGAAATAGGCGGAAATGTCTTCTTAAACATCTCTCTTGAATCCTGGCCCTGCGGACGAATAACATCCGCTACCGTACCCTGTGGCATAGTCCATCCAGACTGTGGCACAGAGAATACCATCCCAGGCCCTGCTGCGACATCCAAATTAATAGCTGCCGTTGTATTGCCAGTAGAGGCAGTGTTTGAAAGTTGATTTGCAACATAAAAAACAAGATACCCATTTACGAAACTTAAATCGTCCATGAGTGTAGTGTAATCAGTGTTGTACAAGAAAGTGTTCAGCATAGGGAACCACGTACATGGTTCTACTGCCACCTCTATTGAGCTATCACCTTTAAAATCCAACTGCCATCCACTAACATCACCAGGGTTAGTTATGGTTCCCGGTATTTCGGAATACTGAAGGGGCATCCATGCAATCCCAAGTCGGCCTGAAGCAAACTGAGAAGTGCGTATCTGCACAAAGTACTCCATTGGTCCTCTCCAATAGCAATTGTTGGAGGCAAGAAGGTTCATCGGCGACGGATGAAACGGATAGGACGTTGCTGTAAATCTATCCTGTAAACACGGAGTCACAGGATAAACTGCCAGAATCGTCCCCTCAGTCTGAGCACTCGTCATCGTAAATTGAGCCCACCTCGTTCCTCTCTGTATAACAGTTGCTATTTTCATCTCATCCTCATCTTGACGCCATTTGTTCTTGCCACCTGCCAACCTTGCGGTCGGAAAGTAGCTTAACTTTGGATATGGGTCGATAGAACTCGCATAATGTTGGTCCCTATTTACATCTTGGTAAACTCGCGTAGCAGCGACTGTAGTAGTCGGTTTGTCAAATCCTGTCGAACTGGCAACCGAACTAATTGTCTCAACAGCCGATATCACTGACGAAAGCACACCACCAATGCTCTTCGAAATCTTTGGAGCACCCTCATTCAACACAGCCTTCCCCAACTTAGCCATGTCCATTATCGATCCTTCCCCACTCTGAGGAATGATCTCATCTTTGCCTCTAAAAGCTACTTTCTTCTTCGCCTTC